CCCAATCTCGACACACGATGAAAATTTTGAAAATCAGTTGAGACTTTTTGAAAAACCTTAAAATAAAATGAGCTATTTGGAGATGTTGCAAGAATGACTAAAAAAGAAGTCTATAATAAAGAATTAAATAAATTAAATGAAATCTTCAAAGACGTTGAAGAATCTGATAAAAAGCTGGTCGAGGGATTAATCCAAGATGCAGCTTTTTTATATGCAGAAAATTATATATTAAAAAAGAGTTTAGATGAAACAGGCATGATTAAATTTCATCCAAGCAACTCAACAATGCAAAAGCATTTACCAGCTGCAAAAGAATATAGACAAAATCTAAATAGTTATTCTATTGTAATTAAATCTCTTAGTAGTGTTCTACAAAAGAAAATTGATGATGACGATGATGATATGGATGAATATGAATAGGGGTGATATAGTGAATCAAATAATATATAAATGTTTAAATGATAAATGTGCCTGTGAATTTAAAGAAAGCAATAAAGATGGATTAAGGTGTCCAAAATGTAAAAGTCCAATAGGCCCATTTAATCTTAATCCGACAGATGAAGAATTAGCTAAAGTATCAACTTATAAAGAATTAAAGCTTAAAATAATACCTATGGTTGATGAAAAAGAATGGAAAGAATTTAGAGATAGTGGCTTGATATGGTGGATAAATATGATACTTCACACATTTGGATGGAGCATAGTTTTAGTTGTTGAAAAAGATGGAACAATATCTGATGTTTATCCAGCAAGAGTTAAATTCAGAGGTTTTGATGAAAAGTCAAATACAGAGGGTTATATAAAAGTATCTGAATATATGAATAAAGAATCAGTGGAATTATTAAAGGAAAGTAGGGAATAAATATGTATGCATCAGTTCAAATAACATTGATAATATGTGCTACTATTGTAATTTCTCAAATAATTAGTGGCTTGAAGTTTCAATATAAGAGTGATGATAAAAATTCGATTGAAAAGTGTAAAAGTCCAACTTATCCACCACCACCAAGACCAGGTTACCCAGGATCAAGAAAACCTCCAAGTACAGGCAGTGGAATAAAATGAATATAATTGATTGCACTTATAATGGTCAATATTCATGGTTAATGCAATACATTGAGAAATGTAAAAGCGGAGAAATAATTATTGGCCATGAATTAATGCAACAATTAGATATTTTATTAACTCACTTTGATGATCCTGATATAACTATAGATTTTTCAGATGGCCATAAAAGAATTAAATTCATAGAAGAAAAATGCAAACATAGTGAAGCACCTTTTGCTGGAAAGCCTTTTTTGCTATTGCTCTATCAAAAAGCATTTATAGAAGCCATATATTCATTTAAGATATTTGATGAAGAAATAGGAAGGCAAGTAAGATTATATCAAGATGTATTATTTCTAGTTGGAAGAAAGAATGGTAAAACTCCTTTAGTATCTGCAATCTGTTTAGCAGAATGGTGGTGTGGTCCTATAGGATTAAAAATACTATGCTCCAGTAATGACTATGAATCTGCTGATTTAATGTTCCAAGCTATAAACTCAATGAGAGAGGATAGTCCATCTCTCGAAAAAAGAACTAGAAAAACTATAAAAGGTATGTTTTTTGGTAATCCTAAAACTAAAAAGAAAAAAGGTAAGTTTTCATATCAAAATAAAGGCACAATTAAAAAGATATCTGCTAAGACAGGAGCAAAAGAAGGTCGTAATATTGGAGTAGGGGCAGTTGATGAAGTGCATGAACTTAAAGATAATAGTTCTATAATGCCTATCAGACAAGCACTAAGCACACAAGAAGAACCACTATACTTTGAGTTAACAACGGAAGGAGTTGTTAATGATGGATACTTAGATGGTAGATTGAAAGAAGCTAGACAAGTATTAGATGGTGAACTTGAAAGGCCACGTTGGTTAATATGGCTTTATACTCAAGACAATGAAAGAGAAGTATGGCAAGATGAAGAAAGCCATTACAAATCCAATCCATCATTAGGAGTAGTTAAGAAAAAAAGTTTCTTAAGACAAATGATAGAGGAAGCCAAGACAAGTAAACCAACAAAAGTCTTTGTATTATCTAAAGACTTTAATATTAAACAAAATAATTCTGCAGCATGGTTGTCTACAGAAGATATTGAAAATAAAGAAACATTTAGTTTAGAAGACTTTAGAAATTGTTTTGCTATAGGAGCTGGAGACCTTTCAAAGACTGGAGATTTAACAAGTGCTAGAATAATGCTTATGAAGCCAGGAGATGATCACAAATATTTTTATCAACACTATTTCATTCCTGAATCAAAGTTAGATAATTTATCAAAAGAAGATTTGCCTATGTTCAAACAATGGATAGCAGATAGATATATAACTATATCCCCAGGTAATGAAAATGATTTTAGGTTAGTTTCAGCATGGTTTTATAAATTATATAAAGATTATAATATCAGAGTATTTAATACTGGATATGATAAGTGGTCAGCTATATATTGGGTTAAAGAAATGGAGAGTTATGGTTTTGATTGTACAAGAGTTAATCAAGATTTTGGAACCATGAGCGAGCCTATGAGATTAGTTGAAAAGGACTTGAAAAAGAAATTGATAATTTATAATAATAATCCTGTAGATAAATGGTGTCTTGAAAATACTGCATTTGTTATAAATAGCAAACAAGATATAATGCCAACAAAAGTTCAAGGGCAAGATGATAAGAAAATAGATGGAGCTGTAACCACTATAATATGTTATAGAATTTATATAGATAATAGACCTACATTCTTAGATTTGGTAAAAAGAACTGCATAAGGAGGTGATTGATTGTTAAAAAAGTATTTTAAAATAATTACAAAATGTATTGATGATATTTTATTAATAATAGGAATTATTTTATTATCTATGGGAGTATTTAGAATATTTATTCCAGCTGGATATATAGTATTAGGCATTTGCTTTATTGCATTTGCTTTTTTTATTGCAAGAAAAGGAGGATAGCAGATGTTATTACAAAGTTTATTTAACAATAATCAATCAAATAGAAATCTACAGTATGCAAAAATGCTTGATGGTAGTTATCCTACTTTTAGTCAATTTGGTAAGAATATTTACGTATCTGACATAGTTCAAAATTGCATAGATATTATAGCTTCTGAATGTAGTAAGCTTCAACCAAGACATATTTTTACTAATAGCCAAGGTCTGCAGCAGGCACCAAAATCTAGTATAAATAGATTATTTAAATTTGCTCCCAATGAGCTTATGACAACATCAGAATTTATTGAAAAGTGTATATGGTTGTTATTTATGAACTACAATGTTTTCATTTATCCAACTTATGATACTTATACTGATGTAAATGGGAATAAACAGGTTTCTTATACTGGGTTTTATCCTTTGAATCCGATACAAGTAGAATTTTTACAAGATCCTACTGGAACTATGTTTATTAAATTTTATTTTAGTAGTGGTAGAGATTATACATTACCATATTCTGATGTGATTCATATTAGAAAAAAATTCAGTGTAAATGACATAATGGGTGGTGGCTACAATGGACAACCTGATAATTCAGCACTATTAAAAGTATTAGATATAAATGATACAACATTACAAGGTGTAGGAAAGGCTATAAAAACTAGCTTAAGTATTAGAGGTATTTTAAAAATTAATACAATGATGGATGATGAAGGTCAAAAAGCAGAAAGAAAAAGGTTAGAAGAAGCTATATCAAGTGGTGATACTGGAATGGCTGCTTTAGATTTGAAAGGTGATTATATTCCGTTAGATGTAGATCCTAAATTAATAGATAAAGATACAATGCAATTTCTTCAGGATAAAGTCTTAAATTGGTTTGGAGTATCAATACCAATTTTAACTGGTGTATACAATGATGATGATTACCAGGCATTTTATGAGAAAACTTTAGAACCTATATTAATTAGATTAGGTCAAGCATTTTCTAAATGTATGTTTAGTCAAAGAGAATTAGATGTTGGGAATGAAATTGTATTTTATCAAAAAGATATGATGTATCTAAGCACTAAATCAAAGTTAGATTTATTAAATATAGCAGGAGCTCAAGGACTATTAACTGATGACCAAAAGCTTGCAATATTAGGTTATGCGCCTTTGGTAGATGGTACTGGGAATAGACGTACAATAAGTTTAAATTATGTTGATACTAATGTCGCTACCCAATATCAATTAAATAATGCAAAAATAAAACAGGATGGAGGTAATAGCAATGGGTAAAAAGTTACCGAAAACAGGTGAAAGAGCAAAACGTAATTTTGTAGTAGCAGATTTGCGAGCAATGGACCCAACAGAAAACAGTGATCAATCAATAATAAGTGGTCATGCAGCTGTATTTGGACAAATGACAAATATAAGTGGTTGGTTTAATGAAATTATAGAACCAGGGGCATTTGCAAGAACAGATTTTACAGATGTTCTTTTAAGTGTAAATCATGATTTAGAAAAAATTCCACTTGCAAGAAGTAGAAATAATAATGTAAATTCTACATTACAATTACAAGTAGATAATATAGGGTTAGCTGTTAGAGCTAATTTAGATATTGAAAATAATAATGATGCAAAAAGCTTATACAGTTCCATAAACCGAGGTGATATGGATGGTATGAGTTTTATTTTTTATGTATCCCAAGAAAGATGGGAAGGATTAGACACTGATATGCCAACTAGGCATATTGAAGTCATAGAAAAAGTAGTGGAAGTTTCTGTTGTTAGCTTTCCAGCTTACGATGGCACAGATATAGCTTCATCAAGAGATAAAGAAACACTGGATAGTGCCAAAATTGTATTGGAGAATGCAAGATCCCAAGAACTGGAGAGTTCAAATAAATCAAATAAAAGAAGTGGCATGGATTGTAATAATTGTTCCTGTGCTAATTGTACACGTTGCTGTAGTTCATGTTCAAGTTCAAATTGTAACAATCAAACAGACATGAAAGAAATGGATAATAGACAATGCAGGAATAAAGATTCACAAAACTTAGAACTAGAAAGACTTAGAACACAAACATTATTAAAATTATAGGAGAGTGGATTAAATGAAAAAGAAATTATTAAAACTATTAAATACAAAGAACGAAAGAAAAGCAACTTTAGGCAAAAAGGCAAACTCTACAGAGGATATTGCAGAATTAAGAAGCATTAATGCAGAATTAGAAAATTTAAACGTTGAAATAGCTGAACTTGATGAGATTATAAAAGAAGAAGAAGCAAGAAGTGATACTCCAGGAATTGATCCTAACATTGCAGCAATGGACCCACCAGCAGGTACAGTAATTGAATCAAGAGGAAAGCAACCAGAAGGTGGATTAAAGCCTATGGGAACATATTCAGCAGGAGCACAAATTGATGAAAATTTAGAAGGAAGAGCAGCAAAAGTAAAAGAAGAAGCTGAAAAAAGAGGAAAGGATTTACTTGAAGGTAGAAGTGTAACAATTGCTTCTAATGTATTATTAGCAAAATATACTGATACTACATTAAATCCAGTTTTTAATCAAGTATCTGGATTAATAGACAAAGTTACTACTAAACCATTAATTGGTGGTGAATCTTACTCAAAAGGATATGTTAAAGGGTATGGTACTGGTGATTATACTACTGAAGGTAGTGACTATAATTCAGCAGAACCAACATTTGGATATGCAACTATTAATAAAACTAAGATTACTTCTTACGCAGAAGATACAGAGGAATTATTAAAACTTTCAGCAGCAAACTATGATGCAGAGGTTTTAAAAGGTGTAACTATTGCATCAAGAAAGAAGATATCAAGAGAAATATTAGTTGGAGATGGTACAACTGGTCATTTAGTTGGAATATTTTCTGCCAATGCAACTGCAATAGATATAGCCACTGACGTATCTATTAGTGCAATAGATGAAGACACATTAGATAACATTATTTTTGGTTTTGGTGGAGATGAAGATGTAGAATCTGCATCAGTTTTAATTTTAAATAAGAAAGATCTTAAAGCATTTTCTTTATTAAGAGATGCTAATGGAAAGAAAATATATGAAATAGTAACAAATGGAAATACAGGTACTATAAATACAATACCTTATATTATTAATAGTGCTTGTTATTCAATAACAAGTGGAGCTACTATTGGTCAATATTGTATGGCTTATGGCCCACTTGAGAACTATCTTTTAACTGTATTCAGTGAAATGGATGTACAACGTTCTATGGATTACAAATTTAAACAAGGTATGATCGCAAATAAATCTTCAATATTTGTAGGTGGAAATGTAGTATCAGCAAATGGATTTTTAAGAGTTAAAAAAGCTTAATGAATTGGTGGGGGAAACCTCACCTTTTAATTTGAAATGAAAGGTAGGTAGGAAAAATGTTCATAGGTTTTAACACGAAAACTAATTCAAAGGTTAAAAGTGATGTAAGTGGATTAAAAATAACTGGAAGCTCAATTGTGCATTTTCAAATAGGAGGTACTTGTGCAGTTGCTGCAAGCAATACTTCAATATTAGCAGCAACAACATTAACCGCAGCAATACAAGCTATTATAAGTAATATAACTAATCCAGCAGTACCAAGAAATATAAAAATCATAGGTAATGCAGCTGGAATAGTAGGGAATGTTGTTATAAAAGGAACTAATTATAATAATGAATCAATTACTGAGACTATAGCTTTAAATGGAACTACAGCAGTAGAGGGAAATAAAGCATTTAAAACAGTAACAGAGATTGATTTACCAATTAAAACTAATGCGAGTGGTGATACTGTTAGCGTTGGTTTTGGTGAAAAACTAGGATTACCTTATAAATTACCTCACAATACTATATTAGCTGCTTGTTTTGATAATATTAAAGAGGCTACAGCACCAACAGTTGCTACAAGTGCTACAGTATTAGAAAGTAATACAATTGATTTAAATAGTTCATTAAATGGAAAAATTGTTGATGTTTATTTGATTGTGTAGGTGCGATTATGACTGATAATGAAATACTAGAAAAAGTTAAAATAGGGTTAAATGCTGATGATAGTGATGATAATGATAGTGGATTATTAATTAAAACTATAGGTGTTAAATATTATATGCTAAACAGTGGAGTATCACAGGAACAAATTGAAACAGAATTAGGGATAGCAGCACTTACTATAGGAGTAAATGACATATGGGATTTAACACCTGGTGATTTAAAGTTCTCTTCACTATTTAATAACTTTGTAACTCAATTAGCTATTAAAAGTTTACCAACTGTTTAGAGGTGATTTATGAGAAGCAGATTAAATAAAAAAATAGAAATATGGAGTAATGATATAGAATTCATAAATGAAGTTGAAGAGAAGGATCATGGTCCAGGGCTAATAAAAAGTATTTGGTCAGATATAATACCACAAACAGGAAGTTTACAAAAGCAACAGGCTAATACAATGCTCTCTAATGTCACTCATAAAATAAAAGTTAGATATGCTTCTGGTAAAAATATTACAGATAGCATGTATATAAAATATACAGAAAATAAATCAAGTATAAATCCTAAAGAACACAGATTTGATATTAAATATATTCTCAATCCTTTCTTTAGCAATGAGTTTTTAGAAATATTTGTAGAAGAAATAATTGAAAAATAGGTAAATATTAAGCTATATAAATCTATGAGTGAAAGATGTTCTTTGGGAGTGTGGGAATGGAGTAACTTTTATAAAGTTTAATATATTCATTATTTCAATTTATGAGGAGGTATATCATGAGTAATGATGGCTTTGATATAAGTGAATTAACAAAGTTCGAAAAAAAATTAACAGCTAGAGCAAATGATACTATGCCAAAGGAATCCAGAAAATTCATAAAGAAAGAATCTAATAAGCTTAATAAAGCTAATAAAGATGCATATAAAAGTAAGGGAATAGATGAAAAAACAGGTAATCTTATTAAAGGATTTAAAAGCGGTAAGGCATACAAATATAATGGTGTTTGGAGTTCGAGAGCATATAATAATAGTCCACATGCTCATTTATTAGATCAAGGATACATGTGGAAACCACATAAAGGCGCAAAAGGTAATGAAAAGTTTATACCAGGATTTCATTTTATGGAACAAGCTGCTAAACTTTTTGAAAGTGGTTATTATACAGATGTTGAAGATTGGCTTCAACAAGTATTTCTGAAAGGATTATAACTTATGATTAATCTTATACAAATTAATAAGGCAATTAAAATCATGATTCAAAATGCATTAATTGGTACAAGTCTTAGCGATGTAGAAATTAAGCCAGAGGATGATATAACAGAAAAAACTTTAAGACCATATTTAAAAATTCAAATTGAAGATAATAAAACAGGAAAATTTAATAGTTGTAATAAAGAAAGAACTCTAACATGTAGAGTTTATTTTTTTGCAAAAAATCGGTATAAATACAAAATTGATAATCTTAAAATGCAAGATATAATTGAAAATACCTTCTTGGAAGATGTGCAAGTAACAGATGCTTTTTCAATGCCAGTTCTTGAAGATGGAGTAGATAGCACTATTGTTGATACAGTTTTAGTATGCAGTTTTGATTTATACAGTATTGAAGAAATAGAAGATACTACAGATTATGAACCAATGGAAGAATTAATTTTAAACTTAGAATATGAAGGAGAGTGAATTTAATGGTTACAATGCCTATTATAGATATATTATTTAATCAATTAGCAGCTAGTTTAATTACAAGAAGCCAAAGAGGTTATGCAATTCTTATAATTAAAGATGATACAAGCGCTATGTTTAATTATAAAGAATATGCAGATATAACAGAGTTAGAAACAGATTCAACGTTATATACAGAAGAAAATTTACAATACTTAAAAGATATATTTACATTTGCACCATATAAAGTTTGTGTTGTTAAAATTAGGACAACAAAAACAATATCTGATGCTCTAATAATATTAGAAGGTAATGTAAAGACTGGTTGGGTTACCATTGCGGATGGTACAACAGAAGATTTTGCTACTTTAGCAAGTTGGACCAAATCAAAGGAAACTAATAAAAAATATTATAAATCAGTTTGTTATAAAGCAGCTACTACAGATAGTAAACATATTGTTAATTTTTATAATAGCAAGGTTACTTTTAATGATGATAGAGGAGAAGTTACTGGGGAAAAATATTGTCCGAGTATTATAGGAATATTAGCAGTTTGTAATATTAGCAGAGCTGCAACAAATTATGTTTGTAGTAACTTAAGTCATGTAGAAGAAGTTGCTGATAACAATGCAGCAGTTGGAAATGGACAATTTATACTAGTTAATGATGTTGATAAAGTAAAAGTAGGATTAGGTATTACATCATTGAAAACAACAAATGGGACTACCTTAACAGAAGATATGAAATATATAGACATAGTGGAAGCGCAAGATTTAATTTATGATGACATATTTACTGCATTTAAAGAGTATCAAGGAAGTTATAAAAATAAATATGATAATCAAATCTTATTTATAAGTGCAGTAAATGGATATTTGAAAAGTATTGCTAGTCAAGATGTATTAGATAGTGAATATTCAAACATAGCTGGAATAAATGCAGTTGCTCAAAGAGAAGCGTGGGTAGCAAGTGGTAAAGCTGAAGCTAGTACATGGAGTGATGCAAAAGTAAAAACTACTGCATTTAAAAGAAGTGTTTTTCTAAACGGAAATATAAAAATATTAGGTGCAATGGAAAACTTACAATTAATCTTTAATATGGCTTAGGAGGTGTATGAAAAAATGGTTAATGTAAATAGAATCCTTAAAGGGAATAACGGAAATGTTTGGTTTAATGGAAAGCTGCTCGCAACTGTAAAAAAAATTGAAGCAAAAGTTAAGGGAGAATTTGAAGATGATAATTTTTGTGGAGATAATGCAACATATAGCATTTATAATGGTTGGAGTGGTGAAGGTACGATTACGTTGCAGAAAATTGATAGTACAATATGGAAGTTAGTTGCAGAGGCATATAAAAGTGGAAATATGCCATCGATAAAAATAATTACTGCGCTAACAGATTCGAGTACAGGACAATCAGAAAGAGCATCAATTGAAAATGTAGTTATTACAGAATTTGCGCTAGCAAGCTTTGAAGCTAAGAAAATGTTAGAGGAAGAATATCCATTCAAATTCAGTGATTATGAAGTATTAGATTCAATAGCATAAATAACTATAAGGGGCACTCTTAGGAGTGTCTACTAATTTAAAAAATAAACTGGAGGAATGTAACATGAATAAAGAACTAGAAAAAAAAGAAGCTGAAAAGACAGAGATACCTAAAAAGGCAACGTTCCAAGATTTTTTAGCAAAAAAAGTTAAGACAGAAGAAAATAAAAATGCTACTATAGATGCTTTTGTACCAAGTATGGATAGAACAATTACATTAGTGAAACCAAGTGAGGAAAGATTATATACGTATGCAGATGAACTTGGAAGTAATGCAAATTTAAAGACTATTGTAGAGACAAATAGAAAATTGATTTATGATTGTTGTTCAGAATTACAAAATCCTGAATTGCATGAAGCATTAGAAGTAAAAGATCCTTATGATGTGCCAAGAATATTATTTGAAATTAATGAAGTCAAAGAAATAATGAATCAATTCAATAGAATTCTTAATTCAACGAAGATTGAAGAAAAAATAAAAAACTCATAGAGCATGATGGAGAAACAAATATGATAGCTTTTTACTTAGTGCGAGGTTATAAATTACAATATTTATTAAATCTAACACACTTAGAAAAAGCTTTCTTTCATTGTGCAAGAAATGAACATTACGAAGAAGAAAAATTAAAATGGAAATCAATATTATCAGAAGCATTTGGGGGAGGTGAATAAGTTTGGCCTCAAAAACTATATCTACGATTCTAAACTTAAAAGATAACTTTAGTGAGACCATAAGAAAAACTACATCAAATACAGCTACATTTACAAAGGGGATAAAAGATTCTGAAACATCAGTAGGTAAAATGAAAAACAGTGTGCTTGATGCATTTGGTACTATTAAAAATTCGGTTCTAAGTGGTATTGGATTAGGTGCAGGTTTAGATATATTTGAAGGTGCAAAAGATGGATTTTCAGAAATTGTTAATTTCGGCTCTGATTTACAAAAATCATTAAATGGAGTTATGGCTTCAAGCGGACTTGCTGAAACTGGCATGGGCAGAATGAAAAATGTTATGTTAGACATATATAATGATAATTTCGGAAAAGACTTTGAGGATATTGGGGATGCTTTAAAATCTGTAGGTCAACAAACTGGATATACTGGTGATGATTTAAAAAGTTTAACCGAAGATGCATTAGCTTTACGTGATACTTTTGGTTTTGATGTAGGCGAATCTGTTAGATCAGCATCAATGCTTATGAAACAGTTTGGTATATCTGGTGATGAAGCATTCAATTTAATTTCCCAAGGAAAACAATCCGGATTAGATTTTAGTGGTGAAATGTTAGATTCTATTAATGAATATAGTGTACAATTTAAAAAGCTTGGATTAAATGCGGAGGATATGTTTAATGTTTTAAACAATGGTTCATTTGAGGGAGCATTTAATTTAGATAAAGTTGGTGATGCAGTTAAAGAATTTTCAATTAGAGCAATCGATGGAAGCAAGACAACATCTGATGGATTTACGCAACTTGGGTTTAATGCAGATAAATTAGCTGCTAGATTTGCTCAAGGTGGAGATACTGCCAAAGGAGCATTTGAAGAAGTAGTAGCATCTTTATCTAATATGAAAGATCCATTAAAACAAAGTCAAGTAGGAGTTGAATTATTTGGTACTCAATTTGAGGATTTAGGTATAACTGCAATAACTAGTTTAGGTGACTTAAATGGTGATATGAATCAAACATATAATGCATTGCAAAATATAAATAGTGTTAAATATAATGATGTAGGTTCGGCTTTTGAAGGGATAAAAAGAAATATCAAAACAAGTGTATTAATACCGATTTCCGATGAGGTTTTACCTAGATTAAATGAATTTGGTGGTTGGTTTTTAAATAATATTCCATCCATAAAAGAAAGAGTTTCTGGAATAACTAAATCTTTTATAGATATAGGAAGTTCAATAATAGATACAGATTTACCAGCAGTAAAGGATTTAGTCGATGCTGGTAAAAGTTTAGGGAATACTATTTTTAATAGTGTAAAACCAGCTTTTGATGCAATTGTACCTGATAATTGGAATTCTGTAGGTGGTGCAATAAAAGATATTTTAGTAGAAGCTAAAGATACTTTTAATTTTATAAATGATCATTGGGGTCTTATTGCTCCAATTATAGGTGGTATTGTTCTAGGACTTGCTGAGTGGAAAATTGCATGTATTGCAGTTGAAATAGCTACAGGTGTAGTAACATTAGCTACAGGTGCCTGGAGTACAATTGAATTAATGATTTGGGGTATTAAAAATGCAACTAATGCTTGGGAAGCTGCTCAATGGCTCTTAAATGTTGCTTTTGATGCAAATCCTATCGGAGCAACAATAATTGTAATAACAGCATTAGGAGTTGCAATCTATGAGGTAGTTACACATTTTAAACAAATATGTGAATGGGCAAAAAAAGCTTGGGATGGGTTTAAAAAATTCCTTGGGTTAGATGGTTCAAGTGTAAATGTATCTATGAATGCTAGTAGAACCTCAACGATAACTGATGATAATGGAAATATAATACGTACAAATTCACCAGAAAATGCTACAGGCACACAATATTGGAAAGGTGGTTTAACTACAGTAGGCGAGCATGGGAAAGAACTTATTGACTTACCAAGTGGAAGCAAAGTTTATACAGCTAGTCAAACTCAAAAAACATTAAGTAGTGGACAAGATGTAAAAGTATATGTAACTGTACAAGGAAATGTTATAGGAAACGAAGAATATGCAGATTATTTAGGTAATCATATAGTAGGAAAAGTTAAACTAGCATTAGGGAATATGTAGGGGGGATTTTATTGGGTTATAATATTTATTTAGCAGATTATAAAAAAACTAAGGTATTAAAACTACCTATTATTCCAAGTGAATTACCTTCTATTTCTAGATCAATTAAAAATGAAGAATTTGAAACATATGATAATGGTACTTTTAATTTTATAGAAAAGGCTGGACTTAGTACTTTATCATTAGAAAGTTGGCTACCTACAAAGAATTATAATTTTACAAAAAGTTCATACAAGGCTAATGATATTATATCTTTACTTAATAATGCTATTGATAATACTGAAGCTATACAATTAGTTATTTTAAAAGCAAATGGATCAACATATATTAATGATAAATTTTCTATTGAGAGCTTTCAATATCATGTTAATAAACGTGGAGATTATAACTATTCTTTAGGACTTAAACAATATAGAGAAACTACAAGTAAAATTTATGTTTTGGGATGGAATCAAGATGCTACTGGTTGGTGGTATTGCACAAATGTTGAAAATTATACTTATTATAAAGATAGTTGGGAGCAAATAGATGGAGAATGGTATTCTTTTGATTCAGATGGATATGCTAGAAAATCAACTTGGTTGTTAGATAAGGGTTTTTGGTATTATCTAAAAGATAATTGTATGATGGCTAGAAATGAATGGGTTAAAGTAGATGGTAAATCATATTACTTTGGAGATCAAGGAGGAATGTATGCTAATACGTATACTCCAGATGGATATTTGGTAGATTCAAATGGTGCGTGGGTAGAAAGTTAGGTGTTGAATGTATAAGTTAATTACAGAAAATACAGATATTTTATATAATTCAAATAGTATTTCTTGGAATAGTGATATTGATACATTAGGAACTCAATTAAGTTTTGAAAGTATAAAGGATTTATATGAAGGTGCAGTTGTTAGTTTATTTTCAGGTTCTAGGGAATTAATAAGAAGTGTAATAATAGATAAAACTTGGAATAGACGGACTCAAACATATACAACTAAAGATTATTCACGCTATTTGAAAAATAAGGTTATAAAGCAATTTAATAATATTAAGGCTAGTGATGCTATAAATTCTTTATTATCTGAAGCTTATATAACAGGGAATATAGTTGAAATACCTACTTTAATAAGTAAGACATATAAAAATAAAAATTTGAGCGAGATTATAGATGATATTTTAGAACAAGCAAAAGGTGATCAGGGAATAGAGTATTTTAAGGAAATAGAAAGTAATATTCTTTATGTTAGAGAACTTCAGGACATGAAAATAAACCCTAATATAATATTACCTAAATCAATAAATCCTAAAAGTTCTATAGAAAATATGAAGAACAGAATACAAATAGTTAGTAATAGTGAAAGTAATAATGCTATTATAGCAACAGCTGAAAATACTGATAAGCTTGATTGGTACGGATTACTTTCAGATATGCAAGAAGTAGATGATAAAAATATAGCACAGGCTCAAAATATAGCAAATAACACTTTGAGTGAAGCTAATATGATAGTAAGAAGTTGTTCAATTAATGACATAATAGTTTTAGATGGTGGTGAAGATATAAAGGCAAATAGACTTATATATCTTAATGTAGGTAGTAGATTATGTGGTTATTATAAAATAAAAAATGCTAGTCATACATTATCTAAAGGAATTCATAAAGTTAATCTAACTATAGAATGGAAGGTGAATCCATGAATCATGATGCTATGAATTATGACGTAGAATTAGGAAAGCTATTTAAAGATAGGGAAAATCAAGATGTTGATGAAGCAATAATCGGAGATATAATTAAAACTAATCCAATTACAGTATCTTTATTTAATGGTCAAGCTATATATACAGATGGAGTTAATTGTTATGTATGTGAAAGCTTGAAAAGTATAAAAGGTACTATAATATTAGATAATATTGCAGATCATGGGACAATAACTACAGGATTTACTATAACTAGAGATTTAAATATAGGAGATGAAGTTGTTTGTATACCTACTGCAAACGGTCAAAAATATATCATTGTTGAAAAAGTTGACAAAAATATATAGATAAGGTGGTGGAATAAGAATGTTTCCAACACAAGAAGTTAGTTTAGACAATTTAACATCAAGTAAAAATGAGATTTCCACTGTTGGGAAGTCTTTTTTATTTGACTTTGAAGCTGGTGAATTTGTATTAGTGAATGGAAAACTAACAGAAATTACTGGATATGAAGCGTTAAAAATGTGGATTAAGAAAATTCTTAAAACAGAAAAGGGAAAGTTTGATATTTATTATGGTACAAGTTACGGAACGACCTTATTAGAAACAGTATCAAGTGATTATCCCTATCCTTTTATTAAAAGTGAAATAGAGCGAGAGATAAAAGAAACTTTGTTGACTAATACTGCTATTAAATCAGCAGATAACTTTGAGTTTACTAGAGATAAAAGAACATTAAAAGTAAGTTTCACTTGTCATACAGTTTATGGTGCTACGGAGAGTGAGGTGATTTTATAAAATGGCAGATAATCAAAAAACTATATTAAACAGGATATTAGCCGATATAGATGGAACTTATGATAAAACTAAAGGTAGTTTTGCATATGATTTTTGTAATGCAGTAGCAATAGAATTTCAAAAAGGATATGCAGCAAACCAAGAAGAAATAAGAAAAAAACACATAAATTCCGCAGTTGGAAAAGAGTTAGAAACACTTGTAAAAGAGTATGCAAATATGACAAGAAAAAATGCTACTTATGCGAGCAGAACAGTAACAATAATGGGAACAGTTGGGGCACCAATTATAGAAGGTGAATTAGTTTCAACAAGTAGCTTGAATTATAGGTTTACTGAATCCACAGTTATTCAAGCTAGTGGTTCAATTAATGTCACAGTACAATGTACTACTATAGGAAGTGCTGGTAATACTGATGTAGGAACAATTATATATTTTCCTAAGACATTAGCTGGACTTGTATCTGTTTCTAATTCAGAAGCTTTTGTAAATGGTTATGACGAAGAAACAGATGATGAATTAAGGACGAGATATTATGAAAAAATTGGTGAATATGAAACAAGTGGAAATGAAGCACAATACAAAGCTTGGGCTAAAAGTATTACTGGAGTAGGTGATGCAAAAGTAATATCTGGGACTGGAGCTATTGAAATAGTTCTAATAAACTCTAATAATCTCCCAGCTGATTCAATATTAAGCGATAGTGTAAAAACCTATATATTAAGTGTAAGACCTGCATGTAGTGGAACATTGGCTGTAATTGGTGCTAGTACAGTAAGTATTACTATTAGTGTTACTTTAGATATGGATACAACTAATTATACAATTGATGAAATAAACGCTAGTATTGAAGATAATATAACTGAATATCTAGCTGACATAGCATTTAATAAGGATTATGTTAGTTACGCTCAAATTGGAAATAAAATTTTTAATTCTAATGGAGTGAATGATTATAGTAATTTATTAGTTAATGGTGGAAATTCTAATATATTAGTAGAGAATACAGAAATAGCAATTCTAGGGGGTATAACTATTGGATAGTATAACTCTTTTAGATCATATGCCAACATATTATAAGGATTCGAATTATACAAAAGCTATATTAGTTGCTATTTCAAATGAATTTACAAGGTACGAAAAAGATTGTGCAAATACTCAAAATGAATTAACTTTTTATAGTGCTTCTAATACTTTAGATAGATATGAACGTGATTTTGTATTACCTATTTCAAATAACTATGAAAATTCATATAGAATCAGTAAAATGCTTAGTAAACTTAGGGGCAAAGGCATAATTACAGAACAAGTTATAAAAGATATTGCTAAATCTTTTAGTAATGGAGAAGTTGAAGTAAGTACTATTCCAATAGAATATACTTTAATTATTAAATTCACTGGGGTAATGGGTATTCCACCAAATCTAAATGATTTAAAAGAAATACTAGAAACCCTTAAGGCTGCTGATTGGAAAATAGTTTATGAGTATACTTATAATACTTATGGAATATTAGGAGCTCAAACAAACGAAGCCTTAAGCAATTTTACACATGAAGAATTAACAACACATAAATTTTAGAAAGTGAGGTGATTTAATGTCTAATCATACTCCAATTTATAATTTTGAAAAACCTTTACAATCAGAAAAGTATAATGTAGAAATTCAGAATGGTAATTGGGACAAGAATGAAGAAATATTAGCTGTTAAAGCAAATATTCCATTTGCATCTGCTAAAGATTTGATTATTAATTCTACTAATTCTCAAGTTGTTGCAGCTTATACACCTACTACAGATGGAAACTTTGAAATAAAGGCCTATTTAAGAATATTAAGTGCAGTAAATGTTACTATATTGGTTAATTATACTGATGTAACTGGAGTGCAGACAAAAGCTATTTTACCAGAAAACTTAGGGTTATCTTTTCCAACTTCTACAGGTATACAAGCTTATAAGATTGGAAGCTATGTACTCAAATCATTATTTATTAATGCAAAAGCAGGAAGTCAAATTACATTAACAGCAACCGCAAGTGTAGCTAATAAAGCGTATATATCTAGTTCGATAGTGGGGGTGTAATATAATATGGATTTAACTTTATATGCTGGAGATAGTAGAAATTTAAAAATAAGTGTAACAGATGAAAATAGTGTACCTATCAACCTAACAGGTGCAACTATAAAATGGATTTTAACAGATCAAGGTTCTGTTAAATTATCTAAAGTTATCAGTTCTGGAATAACAATATCTAATCCGACACAAGGTGAATTTACAGTATTATTAACAGCTAGTAATACTAAAACTCTTAGTGGGACATATCAACAGATGGTAAGAGTTACAACTGCTGATGGTAATTCTTCTATTGTAATGACAGGCTCTATAACAATTAAAGAATCATTAATTTAACTTAAATTGGGAGGGAAATGTGAATGGCAACAAATATATCTAGTTCATTAATTAGTTATTCTAAAATAACGCAAGAACCTGCCAAATTCAAATTCCCGTTAATTATCCCACTTAGATTCACTAACGAAAGTATAAATATTAGTTATAGTGAAGTAGCTCCATTAGTTGTTAATAGTGCAATTAATGGAAATTTAATATCAATAGTTCCTTTGAACAGTAGTTTATCTTCTACTGCTAATATTAGTGGACAATTATTATTTAATTCATTGTTAAGTTGTAATGTAATAAGCAATTCTACTATTGCTCCAACCATTTCAAATAAACAGTTATTAGCACCACAGGTTATTAATCCAACCGCTAATATTATTAGTGTAGAAACTGCTATATTTAAACTTGTAACTAATATAATTGCAAATACATCAATAGCAATTTCAGTTAACAATAATGTGAATTTAGATAGTGATTTAAGTGTTTATGAGAATATTCAAGGAAATTTAATAAATCTAATTGAAAGTGATTTAATACAAAATTCTGAAATACATTTACATCAAACTTGGGAGTTTCCTTTAGAGTTTCCGTTATTAATTAATGATAAGGAATCAATAACTTATAATATCGAAAGTGATTTAACATCAAATTCTGTAATGATTAATAATTCTATTACATCTTTGTTGAGCGTAGATCTTGAATCACAATCAGAAATAAATACAAATATTTCATGTATTTATAGTGAAATAAGTACAATTAACTCAAATACAAATATTAGTGCAAATATTAATTCTCAATTAAAAGCTACAAGTAATATTGTAAGTAACACAGTAATAAGTTCAACTATCATAAATCAATTAAAAGAAATAAGTAATGTTGTATCTAATTCAGCAGTACAAGGCTCTTTATTAAGCTTACAACAATGTATTAGTAATTTAACATCAGATAGTAATATTTCAGCTGATATAGTGGATTATTTAGCAATAGAATCAGATGTTATTACCGCAGTAAATATTTTATCATCTATTTCACAAAGTTCTAAAGTAATAAGTAATCTAAATTCTAATGAAGTAATTGCTGATTCAAATATTGATAATAGCTTGAAAGTAATAAGTTTACTTAATTCAAATACAACAATAAGAAGTTTGTCAGAACAATTATTTTCAGAAACTTCTAATTTAGAATCAGAATTGGTTGTGAATGCTAATTTATGCAAACTTATCGAAAGTTCAATTGAAAGTGAAAGTATAATTGAAGTTTTAGAAAGGATTTATTTCCCTTTAGAATTTCCTTTGAATTTTAAAAATGGACTAAATAATTATGTATCTATGGATCCTGGATTACTAGATGCAGATTCAATTATTATTAATAGCTCCATTCAATCTTTAATGACTTCAAATATGCAAAGTGATGTAGAAATAAGTGCAGATATTACTTCAAAATATTCTATAAATGAAAATGTAAATGTTAATTCTAGTATTAATTCATATATCAAGCAAGTTTCACTTTTAACTAGTAAAACACTAGGATTAAATTTAACTATTAGCAATACAACTATTAACAATAAATTGAATTTAATAGGTCCAGTTAACGCAAATACAGTAACAAATGGATTAATTAAAAGTGAATTTTTAGAACAATGCAATATAGATAGCTATTTAGATATTAACGCGGATACTTACAGTCTTATCGAGAGTAAAATTGAAGCAGATTGCTCTATTAAAGAAAGAGAAATATTTGAATTTCCATTAGAATTTCCGCTTGGATTTAATGGATTATTCAATGACGTAAGTATTAATATTGGTGTAGAAGTTGAAACAGTAATTGAAGCTAATGTATCATCGATTATTACTTCGAATATATCTGGAGCTACAGATTTAAATGCAAAAATAAGAAACAATATTTTAATAGACAGTTCTATACATGTTGAATTAAAAATTAATGATGTTATAACGGATGTAACTCAACTCTCTAGTAATATTTCAATTGGTTCAATTGTAAGTGTGTCTATAACAAGAACAAATAAATTAACTGGAAACATTATAAGCAATTCTACTTTAAATGCAGCTTTAAAAAACAATGTTGGATTAGTAGAAAATTTTGTATCTAACTCTAGTATAAACGCAAAGTTATCTTATTTATATTTCATTGTTCTCAAAGGTACTTTTATTAAAAATTCAGAAATTACAGAAATATTTGATATAAATCATTCAGTTAATTCTATTTATACAGATTGTAGTGATACTGTTATCCACGATAGTAATATATTACAAATCTTCAACATTAAAAATATAAAAGAACAAACACAATTTAATATCAATAAAGCATTAACGGTTCAACCTTTTTCAGTTAATGTAAATTTATCAACTGTTTCAGATGTACTTGAAATGGTTATTTTTAATACTCAAATATCGAGTATAGAGCAATTTAAAAAATATGAAGAAACTCAACAATTTGTTAATATTTTAATTAAAACTAAATTTTAAGGAGGAACAATTATGGCATTTACAACTTATTTAGCGGATGCATTAGTAAATGAGGTGTTTGGAGGAGTTAATTTTACTCCACCCACAACTCTATATATTGGTTTATCTTCAACTTTACCCGTAGTAGGAGGTACAAATATCACAGAGCCTACAGTAGGTACTAATGGGTATGCAAGAGCATCAGTTGCAAATAATACAACCAATTTTCCAACGACTTCAACCAATAATAAATCTAATGGTACTGCAATTACATTCCCTACATCAACTGGAGCGTGGCTTTCATCAGCTTCACTAGGATATCTAGTTTTCTATGATGCTGCAACATCAGGAAATGTTTTAGGATTTGCATCTCTAAACAATCCTCAGGTAGTTGCATCAAGCGGTGCGACATTATCATTTGCAATAGGAAGTTTAACAATCACAATTAACTAATTAAGGAGGAATGAACAATGTCAGTACAAGCTACTTATTATGCTGGTGGTACAGGTTACACACCAGCAGATATGTTACAAAGAGAAGCTGATTGGGTATCACCAGGCGTTTTATCTTCATCAGATTTAGTAGTTGCGCAGACTACAGTTGCTTCAATGGCAGTTACGGTTTCGGGTGCAGCACAAGGACAAGTCGGAGGAAATGCATGGTTACCAGGAGGATATAGGATATTTAATGATGCATTAGCTACACTGGCAATAACAACAGCCAATGCAACTAATCCTAGAATTGATTTAATAGTTGCCTGTATAGATACAACTACTTCACCTTATACTCCATCAGTTAAAGTTATTACAGGAACTCCAGCAGCATCACCAACAGTTCCTTCTATACCTGCTGGATTAGTTGCGATACCATTAGCGCAAATATATGTTGCAGCAAATGTGACTTCAATAGTATCTTCAAATATAACAGATATTAGAGTAAAAGCAGGACTAATTGCTCAATCAGGAGATGATCCTATTGCTGCGCAATTGTCAGAAAGGGTGAATAAATCAACTGTAGCGCTTACTTATTATGTAAATTCTACAAGCGGAAGTGATACAAATGATGGATTGACAAGTGGAACTGCATTTAAAACAATTCAACATGCAATAGATAGCTTACCACAAGTGATTAATCATACAGTAACTATAAATATCTCAAGTGGAACTTATAATGAAACAGTAAATATTAATGGGTTTTTAGGATATGGAACTTTGATATTAAATGGTGGAACATCTTTAACGACAGCAGTGAATTATATTGTTGGTTCTATTTCTATGTTAAATAGTTTTATACCAATTAATATAACAGGATTGACATGCAATTCAACTAGTACAACAAGTATTTCAATAACATATTGTAATTATGTAAAACTTTTATATTGTATTGCAACTGCATCAAGTTCATTTTTTGGAGTTTTTGCTTCAAGAAATTCAAGCATTATGGTTTCAAATTGTACTCTAAGTAATAAAGCAACCGCGATTAAAGGTAGTTACAATGCTCATATTATAAGTGATAGTAACAGTGGTGCTGCTAATACAATTGTATTGGCAGTTGACTATGGTTCGGTTATAGCTCAAGCAGGAACTCAACCTACAGGAACAACTGCAACAAGTGTAACTTATGGAGGTGTTATTAGATAATGAAAGTGTTGAATTTTAATAATCAAGAATTTAAAGCAGATACAATAATAAAAACTGATACTGATACTATTGGATATGATTCTAGCGGAAATGAAATATTTAGTTTTAAAGGAATATCTGATTTTAGTGGATTTACTGTTAAAAATGAAGATGGGACAAATACAAATTTTGATACTATGGCAAAAACAGAATTAGAATTATTGAAAGAAACCGTTGATGCTTTAGTATTAGCTAATTTGGGGGTGTAAATCATGTATGAAACATTATTAAGATTGTATAACGAAGGCAGATTGAAGGAAACTGGACTAGCAAAAGCGGTTACACTAGGTTGGATTACAGAGGAACAAAAAACAGAGATATTGGCAAGTGTTTCTACACAATAGGAATATATGGAGTATCAAGTAAACAAAAATTATAAGCATAATTTAGGACTTTCAGGAGTCTTTTTTTATGCTTATTTTTCATAAAAAATTAGAAAGAAGGCAGGCGAAATGGAAAATATATTAAAATATTTCAAAACAATAATTGCAATAACAGGAACAGTTTTTACATGGTTATTTGGTATCTGGGATACTCCTTTAGGTGTATTAGTAACATTTATGGCTTTAGATTATGCGACAGGAGTCTTAAGAGGATATATTAATAAAGAGTTATCAAGTGATGTAGGACTCAAAGGAATAGCTAGAAAAGTTGTTATATTTGCAGTATTAATTATGGCAGTACTATTAGATAGATTGTTGAACTCAGGAACATGGGTATTCAGAACAATGACCTGTTATTTCTATATTGCCAACGAAGGATTAAGTTTAATAGAAAATGCAATAGGCTTAGGGGTACCAGCTCCCGAGAAACTGAAAGAAGCACTAGCACAATTGAAAGATGGAGAAAAAAAGGAAATTAAAGAGTAACTTTTATGGTTGCTCTTTTTTTAATGCAAAATTCGAAGGGAAGTATGTAAAATGATAAAAGAAATCATAGTATTAATCGCAAAGGTATTAGAAAGCAAATTAGTCAAAAGTGGAGTAGAAACAGAAATATTAAAAAATCAGAATTATATTACAGAAGCTAAAAAAATATGGAATATGGTAGATGAAAACAAGAGAATTTCAAAGACAGTAGAAGAAAAACTAATATCCAAAGCAGACGGATTTGCAAAAGCTCTATTGGCTAAGTTCCCAGAATTAAATCAAAGTGATATTGATAATTTAAGACAAAGCATAGCTGGTGAAGTAAATGTAGATAAAGAGGCAGTCGTTAGTAATTCGGATTTGTTAAAGCAATTACAAGATTCTAATACTCAATTAACAACAGAAAATGCAACTCTTAAAGATCAATTAAGTAAAGTTCAATCTTTAGTTGCAATAGCATCAACAACAGAAGATGCTGCAAGTACAGTTCAAAATGTGGCTACAAATCCAGCAGTAGCATAAGCTTAATTTTTAGAGTAGCCTATATGGTTACTCTTATTTTATTATAGAAAGGAAGTAATATAGATGAGTAAATATGCAATAAGGCGTGGACATCAACGAACTGGTTCTGATGGGTGTGCTGAAGATATATTAAATGAAATAGATGTAGCTAATGCTTACTATAAATATGTTATAGATGGATTAAAATCACAAGGTCATGAAGTGTTAGATGTAACACCACCAGAAGCTAGCAGATCATTAAGTGATAGTCTAATGTATGGAGTTAATATGGCTAATAATTGGGGCGCTGATTATTTTATAAGTTGTCATGCCAATAGTTGTGATAAAACTTCTAATCCTGTAGGTTGTGAAGTTTTATATTTAGGTAGCAGTTCTGAAGGAAAAAAATTAGCAACTAGAGTAGATTTATCAATAGCTAATTTAGGTTTTAAAGATAGGGGGGCAAAATCAGATGTAAGAGGTTTATGTGAATTAAGAAATA